TTCGTCGGACTGGTTCAGCACAGCGGTGAAGATCGGGGCCACTGCAGCCTTCGGGCCCGCAGGGGCAGCTGGCTCATCTGTCGCGCTGGGCGTTGGTGGCTGGCTCTGGAATCGACGCAGGAAGCGCAAGAAGGCAGAGGCAGAAATTGAGCAGAACCTGGCTCGGGAGCAACGCCGGAAGGATGCAGAGGGGCGGGCACTCAATGAGATGGCCGCACAGCAGATGGCCATTCAGGCAGAGCGAGACATTGCTGATGAGCTGAAGAACCAGGTGCAGGAGCAGGCTGAAGCGCTGCAACGGTTGGGTCAGGCTGGCAGCAAAGCGGCACCGGAAACACCGACAGAACCGCCAGCTGATAAAACTGCAGAGCCTGATCAGGTTGCCGAACTGCAGCAGCAGATTGCTGGTCTGGTCAGCTACCTGAAGGATCGAGATGAGTCAGCTGATGACCTGCCATCAGAAGGAATCACAGCAGAGCCAGTCGTGGCTGATGATGGGTCAACGACTCTGGCGTACTTCCTCGATGGGGTGAGGCTGCTGAAGGATAATCGGCTTCCAGTGAAGGTGCTCGGCCACCGGGAAGCTGCCAGAGCTGTCGAGAGTTACGTTTATGAACGAGCCGCCAGTGCTGACGGCCACCATTTGAACCAATCAAGGAAAGCAAGCCAATGACTGCAGCAAACACGAACAACAGTTTTGCCGGAACACGGAAGATGATCGCCAATGCAGGGATCCGCAGTGTGATTTCTGAAACGATCCAGTATCGAACGCAGCTCACCAGAACTGATGAGCTGCGGTCTGTCGGTGGCTGGTCTGATGCGCTCAACCAGATGCTGGCCGAGTACCTGCAGGCCATCAGAAACACTCTGGCGATCTGCACCGATGATCCAATCCAGCGGGCTGTCTCGGATCATGATGAGACCACGACAAGCGGCGGGCAGGGGCAGGTGCAGGAAGACAGGGAGGAAGCTGCAGCTGATGAAACTCTGCGGCTGCGAAACATCTTCCCTGCCAGCAGTCCGATCTCGACTGATGACATCCAGATGCCAGCCACAGCAGCCATGACGCTGCCGTATGACTTCAGCGGGGCATCACCGAACCTGCCGCAGATGTCAGATCCGAAGTTCCAGAATGCGTTTCTGATCCAGTTCGTCACCGTCCTTGACATGATGGTTCGGGATGCCTCGAATCTGGCATGTGCAACCTATGGCAACACGATCCCGAAAGATCAGTCAGCCATTCTGCACAGCAGGCTCGAAGAGGCGTATGCAATTCTGGAGCACAAAGGCGGTCGGGCCAACATGCCGAAGATTCCGAACGGGACTGATCCAGAATCACTCACTGGCAAGGTCAGCACGGAAGTTTCTGATGTGGTGATCACTGATCCGGCGCCGGAAGCTGTCGGGCCAAACTCCACCAGACCTGCAGGCAATTCTGGAACCTAGCATCGTCAAGGCTGATTCGAGAGATTACGCTGCATCGCGGCTGCTGGCAGGAAACTGCTGACAGCCGCGTTTTTCGTTGGCCGAGGGCATCCGGCTGACATGGCTGACACCACCAGAGGGCGTGAAGGATGGGTGAAGCAGTGAACTATCAGGATCCGCCGACGGTATTCACCGCGACGTTTGCGATTTCAAGCCTGGCAGGGCTGGCACAGTTGCTGAGATCAGGCAAAGAGCTGAGCCGGCGAAACATTCTGTCTGCAATGTTGAATTCCGGCATTTTCGGTCTCGTCATTGCTCTGGTCTGGTGGGAAAAGTATTCCGTCGAGCCACAGGGCATCTGGTTCCTGATGGGCGTGTCACTGATGGCTGGCCTGGGCGGGGTGACCCTGCTCGATTTCGCAATTGAGATGATTCGAGGAACTGGCAAGATCTCGATCACAGTGGAGAATGATGATGACTCAACCGACTAGAACGAAACTCGCATGGGCAACGAACGCGCTGTCCGTTGTCATACTGATCTGCTTCGGGCTCTGGAGTCTGCAGCTGCGAGAGCAGCAGCACCAGACCATGACTCGGGCTCAGATTGTGGCCGAGGCCATCATTCAGAGTGACACGGCAGTCATCGGGGTGGATGACTCTGGCGTGATTGTGGAATGGAATGAGGCAGCCACCGAGCTGACGAAATACTCACAGAAGCAGGCTATCGGTCAGGATCTGCTGTTCCTGGTTCCTGACCAGTGGCGTGAGGCACATCAGGCAGGCATCAACAGAGCGATCAGTGATGGGCACCTGACGAAGCCAGTGCAGCAGGTCAATTGCTCAATTCGTCGAGAATGCGGTGAGCTGGTTCCCGTTGTGTTCTCACTGAGAATGGTTGATGCTGGTGATGTGATGTTCGTGGCAACGATGAATGCAGCCGACCAGGTTCTGCAGCTCAACATGCAGGATCATGATCCGATCTGAATGAGGTGACTCGATGAAGTTCAAACGATTCCACGTTCCGATCATGGGGTTCACTCAGTCTGCTGACACTGAGACTGGCATCGAGAGACTTTGGAAACGGATGCGGGATGAGTTGCCGCAGGGAACTGGCCAGTGCGTGATTGAGCCAAAGGTCTGGAACGAGAACTTCGGACGGCTGGCTGAGTTCATCCACCGGAACATCGCGGTCGATGGGGTGGTCAACATTTACGCATATTCGTGGGGCGTTGGCCACGGTGCCCGCAAGCTGGCTCAGCAGCTGCACAAGCGAGGCATTCAGGTGCCGCAGCTGGTTGCCTGCGATCCAGTGTTTCACAGCAGGCTGCGACCGTGGCGAGGCATGTTCCCTGCCATCTGGAACGGGCCGATCGTGTTCCCGCCAAATGTCTGGCATGCCCGGTCATTCATCCAGAGGCAGAACACTCCGCAGGGCACTGGCCTGAAGCTGCTCCAGCAGGCAGCGGTTGTCGATGAGCCAATCAGGCTCGAATACAATCACCAATACATTGATGACGCGGTTGAGTTTCATGACCTGGCGATGTCGGTCGCCATTGCAGGAGCTGTGCGAGATGCTGAGAAGGTTTAAGGGTCTCGGCACCATAGTCCGAGCAGCAGTTGCAGTCGTGGTGGCAGGCCTCGTTCTGAAAGCAGGGGCACCACCAGCGAAGGGCGTGGTGTTTGAGGGTGAGCTGGTCAGGGTGATTGACGGTGACACGTACATCATCCAGCCATTGCCGCCACTGGTCAGGGTTCGCATGTTGGAATGCTGGGCACCGGAAAGCAGAACCACTGACCTTGAAGAGAAGCAACGAGGCCTCGCTGCGAAGGAAAACCTGAAGCAGCTGCTGCCAGTGGGTTCCAGGATCCGCGTCAGGGTTCCGACTTCAGATGACTCCAGCAAGTCGATGACGATGGGTCGTTTTCTGGCTGAGACATGGCGCGACATTGACGGGGATGGCAATCTCGATGACATTGCAGCAATTCAGCGTGCAGCCGGACACGCCACCAAAGTCAAGCAGCGCAGGAGGGATTGACAGATGGCGCATTCACTTGCAGGGCACACTCGAAACATTGAGCACGGTCAGAAGTTTGTAAAGCAGGCAGGCAGCAGCGGGGCCATCACGACCCTGACGATCGCTGCAGTGGCTGAGCAGATCCACATTCTCGACCGACTCTGGTTCAGCTGGTCAGGCGTTGGAGCGCTGGCCGCAACCGGCACGATCGCGATCACGATCAACGGGGTTGAGGTTCTCAATCAGGACGTTGCCAATTCTGGACTCGGCCCGCTGGAGCTGGGCAGGATGAATGGCGGCACAGCTGCGAAGAACAGCAGCGTCGTCATCACGCTCAGCGCGGTCACTGGCCTTGTGGGCAAGCTGACCTGCAAATACTGGTAAGCCGCACAGCTGGCGTTTCTGGATTTCGAGGAACTGGATCATGTATCGAGGCAACACTGGACAGGGCGGGCTGTCGGGGATCATCGCCTACCATGACGAGAAACTGGTCAGGGTGGTTCGTGAGAATGTGCTGCCTGGCCGGAAGCTGGTGGTGGTCTCGCCTCACACGAACAAAAATTACTGCTGGCCAGAATTCTTCAAGAGCATCACCAGGCTGCCGCTCGACGATGCTCATGTGGTGCTGTATGACAACTCGCAGGATCCAAAGGTCTCGGCAAAGCTGCTGAAGCTGGCCACCGACTGCAGGTCATCAACACTGATCCGCGATCTGAATCCGCCACTGATCATCGAGGATGTGCACGACAACGATAAGCTGATGAAACGCTGCTCGGCAGTCTACGAGCAGCTGTATGGCATGATTCCAAAGACGGCAGCCAGCCTGATCGTCAACCATGAAGATGACATCCAGGTCAGTGCTGCAGGTGTTGAGCGCATGCTGGCCAACTTCTCACACTATCGAGAGATCCAGACTGCAGTGACTGACTGCAGGTGCCGTCGAGAGCGACTGCTCGGTGGTGAGAAGTCAGCGCCGATCATCTGCAACTTCCATGAGGTCAACCGCGTTGGTGGTGGCACTGAAACGCGGTACGAGTTTGAGCGCTGCAAGCCAAAGACATTCGGCATCGAAGCTGTCGGTGGTGCTCACATGGGGTTCTGGATCACCCGCAAGGAATGTCTGGCCGAGGTCGGGATGACTTCAATCCCGATTGACGAGCTGGAGATGGGGCATGACTTCCAGTATGGCCTGCGGGTCAATCAGGCTGGTGGAGTGTTTGCCGTTGACTGGTCAGTCAGGGCGAAGCACTGGTGCAGGATTGATGGCCGCAAGGTTGCAATCTAGATCTTCCGCACTGCCAGCTGGTAGCCGGTGTGGAGCACTTCCAGCAGGCCAGCATGAGCAGCCAGCCAGCCATCAAGTGCAATCCGCGGCTCGACCAGAATGCCAGGCTCAACCGTTTTGTCAGCACCGTAGTCATCGAAGATGATGGTTGCGCCACGCTTTGCAGCACGGTATGACATGCAGGCATCGAGCATCACGTCAGATGCTTCATGTGAGCCATCAACATAGATCCAGTCAAAGAAGTCAGTCGGCATGTTCGGCAGCAGTGAGCTGGATGCACAGCGAGCCAGCGAGCACTTCCTGAAGTCATCGTGCTGGATCAGGTTTCGCATCAGCTGAGTGTATCGGCCAGGGTCAGCACAAGGATCGCAGAGCTGAATGGTCGAGGCTGGATGAAGTGCCAGGTGGTCGAGCCACCAGATGGCTGACCGTCCCTGCCAGCTGCCAATCTCAAGCACTCGCACTGGCTGTGCAGACAGGTTGCCGATCAGTTTGAGCCAGGTTGACTCATGCTCCGTCACCCAATCCTCGTCGAATTTGAATTGATCACTGGCCATCGTGCTGCATGCTCCGATAAAGTCCGAAACGAAATTCACTTCCCGAGTATAGCCGGATGCTCGACGTATGGCTCTAATCCTCCCGAAATCTGTCTGCATTCACATCCCGAAGACGGGTGGAATGACATGGCGAGCAGCACTGCATGCAGCATTCCGAACACGCCGGAAGCTGGATGAGAGTGGCGATGAGTCGATGGCCAGAGTCAACGAGAGGATGCACGGCAGCTTCATGCAGCTGCGGCCTGACGAGAAAGAAGGCAGGCGGGTGATTGCATCAGTCAGGCCGACTCTCGGATGGTACGAATCACTCTGGTGCCACATTTACCGGCACCGCAAAGACGGTGAAGGAATTGCAGGCCTCGACTTCTGGGTTGATGACTTCGAGCAGTGGATCCTGAAGGTCTGCAGGGAGCGGCCCGGCGCGTACAACAGGACGCTGATGACCATGCTGGGCGGCTGCAGTGAACCGATCCTGCTGCGATTCAGGGTACTGCTGCCAGACATGGTGACAGCACTGAAGCTGGCTGGTGAGGAATTTGACGAAGAAAAGATCTACCGGCAGCAGCCGCAGAACGTGTGCAAGCAGGAACGAGCTCAATGCACCTGGTCTGATGAGATGCTGGAAGGCATCGCGGTCACTGAAGGCGAAGGCACTTATCCGGACGAGTTTACAGAACAGTTCGGCCAGTTCATTCTGACTCACTGAAGGGGTCGCCATGCTGACAATGTCACGCAGCAGATTCATCGAAACACCAGCCACGATGAGCAAAGTCATCCAGCAATGCCTGCACCGCCAGTGTGATCATGCAAGGGCCATCGAGCCGCAGTCACATGATGGAACTGTGCAGAAGAACGAGATTCCTCACGATGGGCTGGAGAATTTTGCCATTATCAGGCATCCGTTGAGCTGGCTGCCTGCCTTCTGGAATGCACAGCGAAGAACAGGCTGGCCTGCAGCAGCTGGTGATCAGACTCTGCACCTGACTTCGTGGCAGGCTGACAGCAATCTGAACTTCGAGAAGTGGGTCAGGAGACTGCTGGATCTGGAACATGGCTTCCAGTCTCGGTATTTTCGGCGCTGGTTTGGCCGCAATCTTGACGAAACCACCGCAGCACCGTTTGAAGTCATGCCCATGACGGTGACCAACGTGCTGGCAGCATTCGAAGAGCCACACGACCAGCAGGGGCTGAGAAGTGACATCGGGCTGGAGTGGTCAGGCTACCGATCGACAGAGCACTACTGGCAGCAGAACTGGCGGCGGGATGAGATGAGCTGGACTGACCCGGGGCTGGTCAGGGCTGTTGTGACTGTTGAGGCACCTATCGTGGCTCGGTTTTACGGACAGATGGATTTTGTGGCAACATGCCCGAAAGGCTGACTGATGGCTGATGAGTTCAGGGATAGAATCAAGGAACTGAGACGAGTGCCAGCCAGCAGCCTGCTGCCGAATCCAGGCAACTGGCGCAGGCATTCTGAGGAACAGCTGGCAGGCATCCGTTCCATGTTTGAGGCAATCGGCATCGCTGGTGCCGAAATGGCTTTCGAGACCGAATCAGGTGAGCTGATGCTCTTCGATGGTCATGCCAGGCAGGAAGTGGCAGGTGACCAGCTGATTCCAGTGCTGGTTACTGACCTGACGCCGGCTGAAGCAGACCAGATGCTGAGCACCTTTGACCCGATTGGCATGATGGCCAACACGGACGAGGATGCACTCAGAGCACTGATGGAAACCATCGAGACCAGCACGGAAGGGGTCGAGCAGCTGCTGGCTGATGTTTCAGCCATGTTCGACCTCGATGCATTTGAGGCATTCCAGCCAGAAGGTGGTGAAGCCAACACGCCAGAAGCTCAGTGGAGCGGCATGCCGGAATACGAGCACGAAGATCTCACGCCATACCATACCGTGCACGTTCACTTCACTTGTGATGAAGACATTGCTGCCTTCGCTGAGCTGATGAAGCAGCGCTGTGACAACCGCACCAAATATCTCTGGCATCCCCGTCAGGAGCACGAAAAGCATGCCGAAAGCCAGTACGAAAACGAAGCTGCAGAGCCAGCCGACGTACCCGATCTACATCATCAGCAAGGGCAGGGCAGAGTCGAGGATGACAGCGAAGGCTCTGCTGAAGATGGGAACGCCGTTCAGGATTGTGATTGAGCCACAGGAATTTGCGGCATATTCGGCAGTTCTCGATCCGAAAATCATCCTGCAGCTGCCATTCAGCAATCTCGGCAAGGGCAGTATTCCGGCACGCAATTGGGTCTGGCAGCATTCCATTGATGAGGGGCATGCCCGTCACTGGATCATGGACGACAACATCCAGACGTTCTACCGATTCAACAAAAACAGCATCGTGCAGGTCAGTGACGGCACGATCTTCCATGTGATGGAGCACTTCGCTGACCGCTACCAGAACATGCCCATGTGCGGCCCGAATTACGAGATGTTCGTGATGAGGCGCAATGCGAAGATTCCGCCCTACACGGCAAACACCAGGATCTACAGCTGCATCCTGCTCAGCAACGAGCCTGACCATCACATCAAGTGGCGAGGCCGGTACAACGAGGATACGGACCTTTCGCTGAGGTTCCTGAAGGCCGGCCACTGCACGGCACTGTTCAATGCCTTCCTGTCAAAGAAGACCGCCACGATGGTGATGAAGGGGGGCAACACGGATCAGCTTTATCAGCAGGATGAGAAGTTCGACGGCAGACTGGAGATGGCAAGGTCACTGCAGCGCCAGCATCCTGATGTGACTACCGTGACGAGGAAGTGGGGCAGGTGGCAGCACCACGTTGACTATCGACCATTCAAGGGCAATCTGCTGCTGCGTCGGCCTGATGTTGAGGTGGCTGAAGGGGTGCAGAACTTCGGAATGAGGAAGGCAAAACGGAAACAGGGGTGACATCCCGCAGCAGCTCTGGTATCAATGAAGGGCCGAAACGAGACGATCAGAGACGGCATCCCGCCTGCATTCACATGCCGCCGGATGGGTGAAGCTGATTGAACTCGTTTCAGGCAAACGACTTATGGCTAAGATATCACAGGCGAAGCGACAGCGGCTCAAGCGCCAACGGGAGAAGGCCGAGCAAGCTGTCAAAGACGCACAAGAGGGGTCGGGGAGTTCTCTCGATCCAAACAGCAGGCACGATGCAGTTCTGATCGAGAAGGCTGTCACAGGTGGCTGGCTTTCTGATGAGGATGTGCAGCGGATTGAGACCAGAACGAGCCTCGAAGAGATCACAAAGCGCGTCGGAGCTGCACCACAGAAGGCCACGATGATGGAAATGCTCACGATGAGCGTTCTCACTGGCCTGCATTCCAAAGACAAACGGCGACGGGGCATTGCTGAGCGGACAGCTCTGGCAATGGAGCGAACGAATCAGCGCGATGAGCAGCATGCAGCAGATCTCAAGATCAAGCAGGCACTGCTCGAAGCCAGAGGTGGCCACACGGATGAAAGTATTCCGAACGGGGTGGTGATTCTGGAAAGGCCATCCCCGAATATCGAAAGCTGGCAGGCTGAGCAGGAGCGGGCTGCAGCCGAGCAGGCAAAAGAGCAGGAAGGCAACCAGTGACCAGCAGGCACATCAAATTCATCGGCGGTCATCAGAGCAGAACCTGCCATCTGATTGAGGATCAGCACTCGCATCAGGAATTCGTGGATCCGTCATCACTCAGCAAGGTGATGCCGCTCAGCAGTGAATCAGTTGCAGTGAGGCCAACCATGCAGGTTGAGCTGTATCAGCGCCGTGAGTTCTATTCCCGGCATCAGCGGTACGAGTTTTTCGTGCTTGCAGGTCTGACTGCTCGGGATGTTTCCAGTGTTCTCGGGTTTGAGGTCACTGAGCAATGAAATTCAGTGAAGCAATCCAGAAGGCTCGACAGCAGGTTGCTGCCAGCCTGATTGCAGACAGGGCTGCAGCTTCGATCTTTTCGGGGAATTCGGAGCCGATTCGCTACGAAACTGGATTTTCGGAGCAGCTCAGCAGCGAAAGGGTCAGATTCAGGGTGATTCGTTACGGGGCGGCAGTTTCGATCACCGAAAGCTGCCGAAATGGCGATTTCGTAGCGAATCAGTGATTTCGGCAACCGAAAACATCGAAACTGGCCATTCCGTAGCGAAAATGGGGATTTCGACATCGAAAACATCGAAAGGGGCTGAGATGACCAGCAGGGAATGTGGCAGGTGTGGGAAGCCAGAACGGTGGCCAATCACTCAGGATGATGGTGAGCTGACCTGCCTTGATTGCCATTGGGTCAGGGCAGATGAATCAACAGCTCTGCTGCTTCGACAGATCTTCTGGTGCTGTTTTGGATGGCTTGCATTCGTGGTGGTGGTGGCAGCATTTGTCATTCGGCTGAGATGACACGCAGACTGATGTTCGTAGTGGCTGACTTCCTGGATGCTCTGGCAGCTGGTCAGGTGACTGAGATCGGTGAGTTTGGGCCCGAGGAACAATACACCGATGATGAGCAGAAGCAGATCGGCCCGCAGGTCAGCCTGCTCAGACAGAGCGGATTCATCTGCAGGGCAGCGCAGGGCAGGAGTTCGAAACGCAAGTATGCGAAAGGCAGGTTCAGCCAGGTCTGGCGAGCAGAGCTGCCAGCTGACTGCAAACGGAAGGCAGGAGAATTCAGGCAGCAGGCTCTGAAGATGGATGACGATGGCGGCTTCATTGGTGCTGACAAGCAGGGAGAATTGTTCTGACTCCTGACCAGCAGAGGGCATGTGACGCGATGGCTCGGTTCTGGAAGAACCTGCAGCCGGGTGATCGAGTGGGATGCATGAGAACTGGCCTGACGGGGATTGTCGACCGGATCAGAGGTCAGCTGGTGATCATCGACGATGGTGGCTTCAAGTTTGCCACGCAGCTGGCTCACATTGACGGCCTCGATGATGAGAAACGGAGATGACAGGATGGTTGCACATTCCAGGAAGTCACGGCAGACGGTCATTCAGCCGATGCGGTGGTCATCAGAGCCAGTCTGGCGTGACACTCCAGCCGGCCCGAGGCAGTACATCTGCCAGCCGAGCTCAATCCCTGGCGGGCCACCGGAGGAAATCCCGGTCGCATGGGCACCGCAGCGCTGGTCACAGCAGCTGTTCCTCAAATGCCCGTTGATGGAATGCCTGCTCGAAGGTGGGCGAGGCACTGGTAAAACTGACTGTCTGCTGGTTGACTTCCTGCAGCATGTCGGGATGGGATACGGGCCAGCATGGCGAGGCATCCTGTTCCGCCGAGCATACAAGCAGCTCGATGATGTGATCAGAAAATCGAAGCACATCTTCAAAGAAGCCTATCCGACAGCTCGGTTCACTGGTGGTGGCGGTGGTGGCAAATGGTCATTTCCGACTGGCGAGGAACTTGTTTTCCGAACCATGAAGAATGACAAGCAATACGAGGAATACCACGGCCACGAATACACCTGGATCGGGTGGGAAGAACTGTGCAGCTGGGCCAGCCTCGGTGCGTATAAGCGCATGTTCTCAACGCTCAGGTCAGCTCATCAGGGCGTTGTAGTGGATGGCATTCATTACCCGATACCGCTGAAGGTCAGAGGCACGGCCAACCCGTACGGGGTGGGGCACAATCTGGTTCGGAACAGATGGGAGCTGCCGCAAGGCCGGAACCAGTGCCTGACTGAGACTCTGGAGCTGCGCGACGGTTCGCACATGGAAGTGCATCGCACAGCCCTGCACAGCAAGTACGAGGAAAACGTGGCTCTGCATCAGGTGCAGCCGGGCTATATGGCACAGATCCTGATGGCTGCTCGGAACCAGTCAGAGCGTGAGGCATGGGAATGGGGCAGCTGGGATATCATCGCCGGCGGAATGTTTGACAGCCACTGGCGTGGGGCTGAGCACATCCTGCAGCGGTTTGAGATTCCTGCCAGCTGGCGACTCGACAGGTCATTCGATTGGGGCTGGTCGGCACCATTCTCCGTGCTCTGGTTTGCTGAGTCAGATGGCTCACCGTATGTGAATGCAGCAGGCCAGACGGTGCAGACGGTCCGCGGTGACGTCTTCATTGTGAATGAGTGGTATGGCTGCAGGCCGAACAGTCAGAATGAGGGGCTGGAGCTGATCGACAGTGACATTGCGAAGGGCACCATGAAGCGTGAGAAGGCATTCTTCGGGAACCGGATCGTGCAGGCAGGCCCGGCAGATGAATCCATATTCGACTCGCCCAATGGTCATACGATCGCTACAACAATGCAGAAGAATGGCTGCAGGTGGACGCGATCAGAGAAGTCTGGCGGCAGTCGGGTTGCTGGCTGGTCGCTGATCCGAAACATGATGGACGGAGCGATCAGGAAGGGCAATCGGCCTCGACAGGATCCGGGGCTGTTTGTGTTTGACCATTGCAAAGAATGGATCAGGACGGTACCGACACTCCCGAGAGACGATGAGAACATGGATGACGTTGACACTGGATCCGAAGATCATGCCGGGGATGCAACACGTTATCGACTTCACAAGAAGCGTGACCAGATGGCAACCAGCCCGCTGGCAGGAAGGTGATGAGCAATGCCCGTTGACAGCCGACACGAAGACTACGAGCTGCATGAGCTGGACTGGAAGAAATGCCGGGACACGATTGAAGGCGAGAATGCAGTGCTGGCTGGTGGTGAGGTCTATCTGCCAATCCCACCGGGCATGCAGAAAACTCAGACGGTCGTCAGTGGTCAGTCAACCACAACTCGTCTGACCAACGGTCCTGCACATTATCAGCATTACCTGTCATTCGCTCGATTCCCCGAGATCGTGGCACCGCAGGTCAATGGTGTTCAGGGTCTGATTCACTCAACCGAGCTGTCAGTGGAGCTGCCGACCGAGCTGGAATATCTGCTCGAAACTGCCACGCCTAACGGCATGGGGCTGCTGGAATTGTGGGAGCACATCACCCGAGAGGTGTTCAGCACCGGACGCGTCAACCTGCTGGCTGAGATCATGGCAGAGGATGATTCGATCAGGCTCTGCCCGTATTCCGTTGAGTCATTCATCAACTGGCGACTGGCCACGAAGGAAGATGGCAGCCTGCTCAAACTGGCTGTGCTCGAAGAGCATTCAAAGGTGCCAAAGGATGATGACCCGTTCGTTGATGAGGATGTCATCAAGTGGCGTGAACTGGCGATTGATGAAGAGTCAGGCGTCTATCAGGTCCGCAGATGGGTGCAGATGAATGAGAAGGACGGCCCGACCATTGAGCTGGATCCTGATACTGGTGAGGAATGGGTCGTTCCAGTTTTATTCGGTGAAGGTTTTGCCGAGGTTCCGCTCTGGCCTGTCAATGCTGTTGACACTGGCTGGCATTATGGGCCGATCCCGATCATCCCGACCGTGCGCAGGGCACTCTCAATCTACCGACTGACGGCAGACTATTACCGTGCTCTGCACATCAAGGGTGACCCGCAGGCTGTGCTGTTTGGCGTCGACAAGGATTCTGGTGAGGTGCCAAGCTCAATCGGTGGCAGCCAGATCTGGTCGTTCACCAATCCAGATGGGCACGCCGAGTATCTGGACATCGACGGGGGCGGCATTCCAGCAACTCTCGAAGCAATTTCTGCCGAGTATGACCGAGTCAGTGCTGAGTCAGGCAGGATGATTGACAGCCAGAAGGAAACGACTGCGGAATCAGGTGAAGCGGTCAGGCGACGTCAGGCATTCCAGCTGGTGACAGTCAGCAGCATGGTGGTCAATGCAGCTGCATCACTCGAAGAGATCATCAAGAAGGTCGGCAGCCTGATGCAGCTCGATCAGGCAAAGCTGGACGAGGTCAAGATTGCACCTGACCTGTCATTCACTGAGTCTGACATGACGTACGATGATCTGATCAAGGCCATGCAGGCGAGGAATCAGGGGGCACCGCTGCTGATTGAGGACATCCATGACGACATGCGGGCCCGAAGGCTGGTCAGCAGACCATACGAGGAATTTCTGGAGATGGTCGGACAGGAAGCACCGACATCACTCATGCAGGCCGGGCCGGCTGGACTGCTGGAAGGGCCAGATGATCAGCAGGCTGATGGGATTGTGCAGCGTGTTCTCAAGCGACTCGGGGTGAAGAGTGACAAGCCAGAAGATGATGACGAAACCGACTGAGGAACTGCAGCCAGGCCGGTTCAAGGTGAATCAGTGGGTTCGAGTCATCAGTGATGGCGTGGACCGTGGCAAGGTTGGGGAGATCATCAGCGCTGGTGGTGAGGGTGGCAGCTATTATGGGCTGCTGATTCCAGGGCTGGATCGGCCCGTCGGTTATTCAGATTACGAATTGCAAGCTGTTGAGGGTGGTCAGGATGTTGATGCCAGAATTGCAAGGATCAGAGCAGCAGCCATCGAGATGCTCGACTTCATCCAGTTCGGAAAGAAGGCCAGCACCGAGCAGCTGGCGAGATGGGTTGCTGAACTGGATTGATGACCTGACAGTCAGGTTCCGTTTGTGGCGTGGGTTTTGCCCTGCATGCAACTCAGGTGACCAGCCGGAACCATGTGAAGTCTGCAATGATTACCTCGGCCCGTACCCTGCACCGGAATCAGTGCAGGCCATTTGGAAGGCAAGGCTGAGCGATGCCAAACGCCGCAGACGAATTTCAGGATGAGTCAATTGCACATCAGGTGCTCGTTCTCAGAGCTGCCAACCAGTTGCGGGATGAGTTCAACGCGACTCTGGCAGCATCAGAGGCAGCCATGCTGGCCATTCTGGCTGAGCAACTGGAGCGCATCGGTGAGTTCGGCCCGCAGGTGTTTCCACAGAATGCCAGAGCTGTTGACCGGGCAATTCGTAGAACGCTCGCAGTGCGAGAGAAGCCGTTCAGGGATGCTCAGAAGCAGCTGACTGACAGCCTGGTCGAAATGGGTGTGGATGAAGCTGCAGGCACACTGGAAACGCTTGAAGATGTGCTGCCGGTGAAGCTGAAGCTGAATGCGGCGCCGCCAGAGCATGTGCTGGCAGCCGTCCGAAAACGGCCATTTCAGGGTAAGCTGCTGAAAGACTGGACGGCGAACCTGCAGGCTGGTGAGAAGGTGCGGGTGGCGGCACTTATCACTCAGGGAGTGGCTGAAGGCAGGACGATTGACGAGCTGGTCAGGGCACTGCGTGGAACACGACGCGCAGGGTTTGCTGATGGAATCCTGCAGATCGGAAGGCGAGACGCTGAGGCAGTCGTCAGGACGGCGGTGCAGCATGTGACCAACCGAGCCAGGGATGATGTCTTTGAAGCGAACAGTGACATCATTTCGGGGATCCAGTGGGTTGCGACTCTGGATGGCAGAACGACACCGATCTGCAGAGACCGTGACGGCAAGGTCACGATGTTCAATGGTCTGCCGTTGCCTGAAGGGTTCCTGCAACTGGAACCACCGTCAGCAAGGCCACCGGCTCACATCGGCTGCCGATCCATTGTGGTGGCTATATTTGACCCTGAAGGAATTGCTGATAAAATCGGGGAACGACCATTCGTCAGGTCGGCTAAAACTCGGAGGTTGCGAGAGAAGGATTTCCGGGCTGAGTCGAAGGCAGAGCTGGGTGCTGAGCAGTGGAAGTCACTGACCAGCAAGCAACGCACTGCAGCAATCTCAGATCGGCGCCGCCAGTGGACTCGGGAGAATGTCGGCCAGCCAGTGGACTCGGGAGAATGTCGGCCAGGTGGCAAAAGAGACAACGTACGACCAATGGCTCAAGCGCCAGCCTGCATCGTTTCAGGATGAGGTACTCGGGCCAGCTCGGGGCAAGCTGTTCAGAGCAGGGCAGGAAACGTCACACACATTCGTTGACAGCAGGGGCAAGCTGCTCACACTCAAGCAGCTGAAGGCCAGGCGTCAGAGTCGAAAGAAGGGCTGAGATGATTGATCTTGATGAGTACCCGGAACTGGCGGCGCTCAGCGACAATCATCAGGAAATCGTGGCAGAACTGGATCACGTTCAGCTCTGGCTGGAATACCGGAGTGATTCCTACGATGAGCAAGGCCGATGCATCTTCCTGAATGGTGATGGCTGGCAGATCTGGCCAGTGTATTTCGGCCTGACAT